ATGTCCATAAAGCGCGATTGGCTGCCTTCCACGTGGCCTGCCCGTTAGATACGGGTAGAGCAAGCGGGTACGGACTTGACAGCGGGTTATTTAGGACGTACTCGCCATCCTCAAGTCGGATCGAGTCTACGCCGTCTACGTCTACAGGTGTAGGCAGGTCCGCTAGTGTGCGTATTACCGTTACGTCGGCCCCGGCCGCGCCTAATGCCTCATCTATCCCTACTAAATGCTCCTCCACGTCCGGAGTGACCGCCGTGGAGTTAGTAGGGGCCGACGCTACAGGTACCGGACCAGCTATCTGGTCGGCTGCGGCGTTGAACTCCACTGTATCGAGTTTAGTCTTGTCCGCAGCAGATAGCAGGCCTGCATCAGATGCGGTCGCCACCGGTAGCGTAGCGCTGGTTCCTGTGTCGATATCGACGTCGACTGTGGTGCCAGTCACGGTGCCTAGGCTCAAGTCGCCCGAAGGCACGGCCTCTAGGTTAACGGTATCAGCATTCTGCGTGATAGTCACCGTGGCACCCGTGGACGTCAGTGTCCTGTATTCCCTGTCGGTGCCAACAGCCGCTCGGGCTATCTCAGCACCGCCCCCGGCGTTAGTCAGTGGGGAGCTAAAGACTAGGCTGTCAGGATTAGATGCCTGGTCGATCAATACACCACTTTCGCTATCCAGTGATCTTAACTGAAGGTCAACGCCTACTTTCTGTTTGTATACTTCGGCGGCGGTACCCAGATTAGAGACGGTATTCACCTCACCCGGAGCAGCGGCCGAAATCTCCAGTGCATCTCCTTCCACACCGGCTACTGTGTTGATGGTAACGTTCGCGCCAGGCACCACTTTATCATCCAGCGTGCTAGGCTGCGCGTCGGCGTCATTAGCCTTTACCGTATTGGTCTCAAAACCGGCCGTGACGGGACCAGGCACAAAGTTGCCGCCGCTGGAGTTGTAGACTAGAGTCTCACCGTCCGCAATTGCGTCAGCATCTATATTCGAGTGCTCTTGTAGATTATGCGGCGGAATGCCTCGGTATACTGCCATTGGCTTGGTCCTCTTAGGCCTGCTTGTCTCTATTCATAAGGTACAGCGTGAGATCGTCTAGACGCTTCTCTATCCGCTGTAGCGCGCGTAATTGGTTGTCGTCATTTGTGGCCGATTCTGTAAGCCGGCTCTCTGTATTTAGCGCGTAAGCAGCGCCTCCCGTGGTGACCGTCACGATCATAGCTACAACCGCTATCCAGTCATTGCGTTTCATGCTTATTTCCCTGTCAGTAAGAGTTGGCCAATCGCGAGGGCGTGGTTGTCCTGCCACTGGCTAACACCGTACAGGCTCGTGGAGCTGACGACGGTACCGGTTTTCAGGATTTCGTACTGCTGACGAACTTCAACACTCTGCTGGCTGACCATGACCAAAGCGTCACGATGCAGGAGCAAGCACGCACGGTCGGAGCCGGTCGTGGCACAGTTGGTGGAAACGAGGACGTTAACACCGAACAGCTCGCCGAACATGCCGTTCATGCTGGGACGATTGCTGATGAAGTCAGAGCTGTTGAACCGATCGATCTTCAGCATGGTCGCTTTGGTGCGAGGAGTAACAATCAACGAACGCATGTTCATGGGAACGTTGTTATCATCCAAAGTAGCGACTGCATCAATGAAGCCGTCTTCAGTCAAAGCAGCGGCGTTGGCGCCGGTGTACAGCGTGGTTCCGTCAGAGCCGATAACGCCGTTGGAGTAGGCAGCACCGCCATCCAAGGTAGCGCCAAGGGCGTGAAGGTCGTTGTCACTGGCGGTAGCAAGCGCGTAGCCGGCATCGCTGGTGTAGAAAGGCTTCATGGAGGCCAGGGCCTGGACTTCGGTGATTCTCTCGTACACGGAGTATTCGAAGTGACGCACGATGTTGACGGTCAACTGAGCAGCCGTGGAGCTGAGCAGGTTAACGTCGGTATCAGCGACTTTCAAAGAGGCATTCTCACGGACAGGCTTAGGAACCTGGATGGTGTCGCCGTCTTTGCCGGCTGGAATGAAGGCCGCTTCTGTTACGACTGTTTTGTTTGCCATTGTACTGGTATCTCTTCAGTTAGTTGGGGTTAGTCCATAATCACCCGACCAGACGCGTACGCAGCGTTAAAGTGCTGCTCCATTTTAGCGTACCGGTTGGGATTCTCTCGACGAAGGCGGCGCATGTCGCTCTGCTTAAATGTCGGCAGGGGTTTACCCTTACCGGCCTTGGGCGTGGCGCCCTTAAGCGCAGCGGCTTGCTGCTCCCTCTGCGTTGCTACCTCAGGAGCGGCTTCTTGGGTCTTACCGAATCCAGTCAGCTTCTCGAACGTATTAGCCAAATTTGCTGCGGCGTTTACGTCGTTGGTAGCGTGCGCTTGCTGAGCTGCTGCCAGCATCGCGGGGTTTTCTTGCAACCATCCAGCAAACTCAGGACTGGCCTGAATTGTGTCGAAGTTGGGCGACAATTGAAGTACAGCGGCTTTAGCCTTTGCTGCTTCTTCCTTCGCCTTCATTGCTGCAAGCTGTTTGGCCACTTCACTGTTAGCTATGGCCTGGTTGATCGCCTCTGCGGGATTGTCCAGGAAGTCAAACTCCTGGGCCGCTTCGGCAGGTTGATCAACGCTTTTTGAGTCAAGCTCTCGGCTTAGGTAGGTGTTCGCGAACTGCTCAAGCTTCTCTACCTGGCTGCGTAGGGAGCCGATTTCGCTATCCTGTATCCCAATCTTATTACCTTGGGTGCCCTTAATGGACTCTAGATTGCGAACCATCTCCACCAATTCTGCCTGGGATTTGCCCTGCAAGTGCGCTGGAATATCGGCTTGCGCCGGTTCCTGAGCATCCGTAGCGTCTCCAGCTTCCTCTTCTGGGGTCTCAGCCGTATCACCTTCAGAGGTCGCCTCATCGCTAATATCCAAATCGTCCAGATTCAGATCCTCTGCGAAAAGGTCCACTGCTTGCTCCTCAACTGTTTCCGCGCTATCGGCCTGTGCCGTCTCTAACCCTACAACGTCTTGATCTGACATTCATGTACTCCTAGGTCGCCGGCTGGAGCCGGTCCTGTTGATAAATAGGCCTCTAAGCAGTTCTCTAGGACACTCTGCTTAGAGACTCGTTCTGTTGCTACTGGCCGCCTTGGCCCTGCTCAAGGTAGCGCCTTTCCCAGGCCATGTGGGACTTCCGCTTCTTTGCCCAGGCGTCAATAGACGATCCGGTAGCTGAAATCTTGGCCCACTTCCAATTAGGAGCGGGGAACTGCCGGGATGTCGTGCCGCCGCAGTCGGCGCACGTGGTGTGCTTGACGTTGCAGCTTTCAACAAGCTCTTCCACCTGTTTACCGCACGAATCGCACTTGAAATCATAAATCAGCATCGTCAAAGTATTCCTCTTGATAGTCCGCCAGCGCGGCGGCCGTAGCCTCTGTCTGCGCTGGCAGCGATATTACTGATTCCAAACAAACCATCTCCCCCCGGCGAAACTGCCATTCGTCATTAGACTTGCAGCTCTGATGGCTCGTATCTTTATAAGCGTCAAACCTCGCCGTCAACGTCTCCAGCATCAGCTCCCAGCCCAGAGTCTTGAATAGCTCCTGATAAGCTCTCACTTGCTCCTCTGGTGTCATCGTCTCCAGTAGATTCTTTGACACTCGCTTTTACCTCATCTAAGAATGATTGGTACTGGTTAAGCTGGGTCCCTACTTCCTCACCTTCAGCCTTGGCAATGTTCAGCAAGGACTGGGTGTCTTTCAGGGATATGTCAGCGTTGGCCTTCTGCCGGTCTGTGATTATCCTCTCCAGCTCCGCAGCCGCCCGAATCTCCTGCACCTTGGCATTGCGCTGGGCCAGCTCAAGCTGCGCCGCTGCGATCTGCTGCTCCGGTGTGGGCTGGGGATTAGCCGCTGCCTGTATCATCTGGTCTATCGACTTAAGCAGCTCATCCCGCTTAGGCACAGACGACATTTCCATAGCACTCTTCAGCAAGTTCCAGAACGCTGGGCTGCCCTGAGGCACCATCTGCAGCGTCTTCAGAATCTCTTGCTTAGCCAGCTCCTTGGCTACCAGACCCAAGCCCGCACTGGCCTTGAATCGTAAATCAACCAGCGGATATCGATCCTTGTCGAACTGCATGTGGATACGAGCAACCATAGCCGCGAAGGGTGCAATCAGCTCGTCACCGGCGGTCCGTATAGGCCGTGCAGCGCGCTTAACGATGCTGCTAGAGACCATCCCAATACCGCCTGTAGAGGCGCGGGAGGGATCAATCGTCGTAGGCCCAATGGCCTCTAGGCTCCCGGTGGCAGACTGGACCATACTCTCCAGATTGCCCGTCTGGGTGAAGGAGGTCGGGTCTATGTTGCCAAACCGGATTGGCGTCATGGCATCAGCCGGGTTATCCGTAAACGGGATCTGCTGACCAGGCCGGATGGTGAAGTTACCACGCAGGGCCATCTTGTTGACATTCACGCCGATCATCGGGTAGACAGTGTAAGCTAGGGAGTCCATCTGTGCTCTAAGCATAGAAGACAGAGCCTTATGCGGGCTGCTACCCTTGGAGGGTATGCCTCGGCCCCAGAACCGACCCGGAACTACCTCATAGCGGAAGGCCGTCATTAGGCGATCCTTCATCCAGAAGGGGTTCTCTTCAGCGCTTAGGATCTCGCCATCGTTGGCGATTTTCACAATGGCCTCTACCTTGCGGCTCTCATCAGCCTCGATGGAGATGCTTACCTGCTCCTCGCCGTCTAGGTCGGAGCTTATGTCCATGGAAACGGCAGTAGCCTGCTCCTCGCTCACTGGCTGCAGGAGATTGGCTGGCACTAGGCCATAGAATTCAATGTATTTAGCGGTATTGGCGTCAGACTGCGCTGTCGGATCCTCGACGAAGTATTGGTCACGAATTTGACGCGTAATCTCCGCCTCAGGATTTGCGCTCTTAAGCACGTCACGGGGCAGGTAGTCTACGTACGCCCAGAAACTCATGTCTTCAGCACACTCAGCGTCCTCATCCAGGACTATCTTGTCCGGGCGAAGGGCTACAGGGCGCACTTTCAGCTTCTTGACCGGATTACCTACTTCCGAATTTCGATCTGTGGGGAGCTCCAACTCCTCCTCGAAAGAGACGATACCTTTGATTGCGCCGGTACCGAATATGGCACCAATCAGCAGGGCTTTGGCGAATTCCTTGCGCGAGCTTACCGATTCAAGGTCGTAATTTACCAGCCGTCGTACCTGCTCAATGTCGTCAACGCGATTGGCGTACAGGTCAACCTCGTCATCCCGGAGGTCAACAAACTCGGGCTTGTTCAGCAGGGCCTCTTCCAGCTCCGCCACTGTGGCGTCTACAGCAGCCATAATGGACGGGGATACCAGCCTGGATCGCTCGCTCTTGCGAGTCCGATCCTCGGAGCCGAACCGTACCAGCCACGCGCGGAAGTTCTCTTCCCACTCGGTCTTGTACTCGGAGTCACGTGCAGTCTCGTTGGAATCTACCAGGTGAGAGACCCAGCTCGCCAGCTCGCGCTTGCGGGCGTCCTCCATTCTTGCTTGAATTTCTTCTATAGTCTCAGCCATTAGTAGCCCGCTTCCTCGTCTAATATGATATCCTCCCCAGTCTCGAAATAACTACAACTCTGGACTGGGTGATATAGTGTGGTTGATATCTGGTCAATGTACGCCAGGGCATCGAGCATATCGTCGTGCGCCTGGGGGCTAGGAAAACGCCTAGCTTGCTCCCACAGATGGTGATTCCACGGCGCCTCCGCTAGGGTTACGCGGCCTTTCTGGAATCGGCCCTGTAGGGACCAAAGTATCCTCTCGTGCTTCTTCTTGTTACCATGCGTCAGTGGCTGTACCTCAAATCGTACGCCGTATTCGCGCTTGTAATCCTCTAGGTATGGTCCTACCGCGTTCTTAGTGGTACCCTTCTCAATCCCTAGGGCCATAGGCCTGTACTGCCTGTACGCGCCGCATATGCGCGCTGCTGTCTCTCGTACATCCCAGCGGCCGTGCTGCATGTCCAGTATGTGCCATCCTTGTGGGCCTACGTTGGCCACGCAGATTACCGATTCGTCCCGGCGATGTAAATCCGCGCGACTCTTGATACTGCCGTCGGTGAATCCCATCAAATCAACAGCAATGTAGGTCTCACCGCTGCGAATGTGGCCGGT